GTAGTATTACTATATAACTCTGATAAACGGGTATATTCATTCTTATCATCGGCAGCCGCAAGTGTATTCTTATAATTGATATTGTCAATGATAGACTGTGCACCTTGAGTAATTCCACCTTGTAATGCCGACATATTAGCTCCTACAATACTTGACTTCCACATATCATATTGATTTGCTGTTTGTGCATTAGATTGTTGAACCTGCATCTCCTGTTGAGCATTGAATTGTTTAGCCTGGTTATCAGTTCCTACATTGATGGCTTCACGTTGATTATCCATAGCAGCTATCTGTGCTGATAATTGGTTCTGTGCTTCTGATTGTTTACCAACATAAAGAGCATTTCTACCTGTTATACCAGTACGTCTATCCATGGCCTGTGCTCCATAAATACTCTTATCAATAGCTTCTTGCCCGGCGGATAACTGTGCTTGTGAATTACCTTCCACATGAGCCATCTCTACTGGTCCACGATAATCCACTGTTGCGGGTTTCATCTTATTAGCACGTGCTATCCCTGCAATGTTTATAGCTGCACCTACAGCAGTATTTACTCCTGTAAGTATATTCGCTGTGTCTGTTAGTGAAAGTCCTTTAGAATCACCTGCAGGTGGTGGTACGTTAGTTTTTGTTTTATCAATAACTGCAGGAAGAAATACCCGTTGTTTAGTGATAGGATCAATACTCCATTTAGAATTATTAATGATTGCCATAATATTAAATTAATCGGTTATTTACTATACTCTTAGATGTTGTTGGATCCATCATTTCATTAATGGCCTTAACACTACTACTTACTCCTTGCTGAGTATAATTTATTTTTGATTGTTGTAATGAATTATCTGCTGACTGTTGTTGGTTTTTTTCACCTTCAACTTGTTTTTTATAAAGATTATTGTAGTCCTCGATTTTACCTTGTTCGTTACTATCAAGAATAGAACCTATTCCTTTCATTAATCCTCCTACTGCTCCTGTTATTACAGCTGGTAAAGCTCCTACTCCTGTTGCAGCCAGAACACCTGAACCTGCTAATGTTACATCTCCGGCAGTAGAAAGATATCCTCCTACTCCTGACTTTTTTGGTGGTTGATAGATTGGCATTATGTAAATGATATTATAAAGTTAGTAATGACATTACGTATAAAAAATAGATTCTTACCAGTATAAGATAAATGAACTTTTATCCATTGACCTCTCATATTTGAATTGGTCTCAAAGGTATTAAATTCTGTTACATTTAACGGCCCTTCCGGAGTAGTTTTTTGATTAGGTAATACCGGTAATCTCCATACATTCTCTTTATATTCAGGATTGGTCCAGAATTCATCATTGTCAATAAATGGATATTTCTTTGAATATTGATACTCTGTTTCCCATTCAATATGATTTAGTTCCTCAGGACACATATTGATCAAATGCCCTTTAAATTCTTTCTCATAATTTGAAGCATCCTTTTCACTCTTACCATTGATAATAAAATCTATCTCTAATGGAAACTGTTTACCATGAAAATTTAATGGTTTTCCAATATTATGTTCCCACATCTGAGTAGTAGATAATGTATTTCGTGGTGTCTTAGCAAAAGAAAATAAACGCTTATCCAGTTTCATATAGTAATTAGCATCATAAGAAATGAATCCGGCAAAAGAATCAAACTGTTCTGAGAAGATAAGAGTATGTGATTTCGTTCCTAAATGGATAGTAAATAAAATCTGTTTGTTTTCTTCATCGTAAGCAGTAACAATACCGGTAGGATTCAATGCATAAGTGTCCTGTTTAAGTACTTTTACATTTTCTTTCAGTGTCTTAAATATATCAAATACCATTTTTGTCTTAGTAAGATCTTCTACATCATATACTACTGTTCCGGATGCAGTTGATGAACCTTTAATACGCCATATCACTTCTCTGTTCCAATCAATACCATAAGCACCAGCTTCACCTTGTATGACACTTTCCTGATGTTGTGTACCATAATCAGCTAGGCTACGACTATTATCATTTAGTATGGATTTATCACCAAGAATGATTTCAGTGATATCTCCATTAGATTGTAGTCGTGAAGCACCATAATGTTGATTAATACCAGCATTCTGAATAGAGAATAGAATAGAATTGATAACGATAAGTTTATTAATAGCTCCCTGTTCAAAAGCATAGTCTTGGTACTGATCTACAGGAAACTCTTTGTATCCATCCATAAAGGCACCACTGATATGAGAATTACTGAATCGTATTCTATTGGGAGACTTATTACTCTTAAGCAAATTAATTGTGTCAAATGGATAAAGTGTCATCAGTCCTTTCAACTGATTATATCCCATATTACTTGACCAGGACTCTTTAAGATACCGTCTACTCTCTGACTTCCAGATAAAGTTATCAATAATCGTATTCTTAGCTCCTGCATTATCATCGGAGAGTACATATGGATAGAATGTATCATCCACCCCCGGAACACGCAGGAAAGTGTTTACAAACGATTGTAAGTATAAGTTAAATGCACTACCTTGTTTCCATGAGTATTCCCAGTCTTTGATAGAATTAGGAAGTCCGTTCCATCGTATACAACGCATGAATGTTTTCTGTGAGAATACATCCCCTCTAAAGATAGGTGTTGCTACTCCTGTAACATTCCACTGACTATCATCATCGATAATATGATATTCTTCATTAAGGATATTATAAGAGTTCTCAACATCAGTAATGTATTTCTGTATATCTTCATACCGGCATAGATTAACGATAGCATTATTCATATTACGATAGTCAGTATCTTCCATCCCGATCGTTGCAGTAGAGATATACTTTCCTTTCTTAGGCATAAATACTCCAACATAAGGTGTGGCCGCCATAGAAAGATTTGTTGCAACCAGTGGCAATGAATTTATTTCTCTTTCTCCTTCAAAAGGAAATATATATTTAGAACCAAATGGCCAGGACTTCCATGCACTTGCAAAATCCATGATGTTCGGATATATATAAGTCTCTGTATCCACAACAGATTTCTTAGTACGGTTAATCATTATCCCTGCTTCTAAGGACTGATTACGGGACTGGTTGAAGTATTGTACTATTGTGTTAGAATCAACATCATCAGCAGTACGCATATCATCCCCAAAGACTTCTATGATACTTTTCATACGGGTAATAAATCCATGATGATTAGGAAGAACTTCATTCTCCTGAATTACATTTATCTCTGATGAAGCAATAGGTTGTACATCAAGTTTATTATATCCTATCTTTAATGGATTCAGATATCGGTTACTCATCTCTGTCTGATTGGTAAAGATAGGTGTATCAATATAGATAGAATCAACATCAGGATCTGTGCTTGGACTACCTGTTCCACGAGAACCCAACTGCGTATGGATACTGTATTTGTTTATCTGATCAAAGGTACCCAATGGCAACAACGGTGGTCTATAGGTAGGAACTTTTATCACAGGTTTAATAAACAGATTGGTATTTATGTTTATCGATTTATTAAGAATGATATCCGGAATAAACACACAGAACTTATCTGTCTTTAAATTATCAAAATATGACTGGTAGTCTGCTATGTGATTATACATGTCATTGTTTGAAGCAACCACATTAAACTCACTCTTACCAACTGTATCAGGACGTATCATAATCTCTTCTTTATCCATGACCATAAGTTGTGTGACAGCATCCTGTTCCATTCTCCAACGGAAAGTACCATTATCATCACCTTTACGTTCCTTGCTAATCTTTAGAACAGGAAACATACGCAGGTTATCGCCATCAAGGACAGGAAAAGCAACATCGGTAGTAGAATTACCCAGTTTTGTTGACTGAGCAATTTCTACCGTCCCGGTATTAAATTTGTTCTTAAATCCAACAGCTTCCACAGCAGCTACTGAGAACCCCTGGCAGACTATATTTTTCTGTCTTGTACCTTGTACTATGTATATGGCCGTAATAGTCGGTAACAGACTCTTATTGGCTAAATAGTATGCTTTGGCATAAGAATAGATAATCTCCAATCCCATCTTTTTAAAATGAAGATCAGAAACTGTACTAATATCTTTCTTTTTAGGAAACATGAACAATCCGTTATTATTCATATTGAAAACAGTACTATCACTATTTGCTGTAGCAGCTAACATCTCGTATGTATATAAAGAACGTACATAGGGGATATCTGATGATACCGTTGTTTCATGACAAAGTTCCGTTACCTTCATCCAGTTGACAGTATCAGTAGGAATGGTAAACGGAAACTTAATCTTTACCTGATAATAGGATGAAGCATATTTCACTACCTCATCCTTATCATACTGGTTACCTAGAACCCAGTCACCTCTTAGTTTATAATAGGGCATATCATATTATTTTTTATGAGTTCTACCATAGGTAAATGAACCATTTATAATATATTGTGCTGTAGTTAATAATACAACATTAAATATACCTTCTATATGAGTTTCATTTATTACATTAGCTATTGATTTATAGAATGTGGTCCCATTAGTTGGAAGTGTTGGCATATTATTAGAAACTCCATTATTTATTCCAGCACTAATTGTAATACTACCATCTTCAGTTGTATCATCTGCAATCCAATATGAGAAATTTAATGTGATATCTTGAGTTACATTTTCAGGTATTGTCAAGGCGGAATCTGAATATGCATTTGCAACAAGAGTATATGCATTTGCAGTGATATTAATATATAGACTTGCTTCTAATTCGCATTTAGTCCAATCTAATGATGCTAGTAATAATGGTTCAAAAATATATAGTTCCTCAAGATAACTTTTATAAGCTAATTTTCTGATATTAAAATCAGATGAACTTAATTGAGCTAATTGTGTAGTATCAATAAGAGCATATCCCGGAAAAGCATTCATCCCATTAAGTACTATAGTTTGTGGATTAAAACCTGATATTTCAGGATGTTCTTCTGATTTAATTACTGTAAAAATTAATGATCTTCTTTTACCTGTTGTTACGTATGCCATAATATTATTTTTTTAGATGTTATTATTATTAATTAATTTCTATTTGTACATAAATATATGAATTATTATCTAATGATGATATATAACTATAGATAGATTGATATTCAAATGCTAAAATATAGAATGTAATATTACTAACATAATTAAAAATCATTACTATTTCAAAAATCTGAATAAAAACATATGCATTATCATCAATATAAGAATTATATATGTAAACATTTTCATATTCTATTGCTAATACATATTGTAATAATTTTGAAGTATAAGTATATGAATTAATATATAAAAACTTTTGATCTACTTTCTTAGTTACTATAAAAGAGTTTGTTGGAAGAACAATGAAATCCAATAACAATGACCTATTCAGACCGGTAGTATTTTTATAATATTTTCTATTCGATAATGATAATACTGAATCATTAATAGAATATTTACGTAATGAATCATACTGTCCCTGGTATAGATAATCCACATAACTATTTTCATACCATCCATGAATAGGAAACACATCCGTCTTGAACTGTCCATCGATAAGAAATGATACACCCAACGGATATATCTCTTCTTCCATATATTCCAGTTCTTTGGTATCTTCATCGACATACTTATCAAAATTATCTTCATCCTTAATGATAGCATGCGGAATGAATCTATTGGCAAGTTCTTTCAACATAGATAAATCTTCTGTCTTTCCTTTCCAGTTAGCACCATAGTAATGACCATCGAGTTGAGTATGTGTCTCACAGATATTCTGATGGATATTATCTGATAGTAGTTCTTCAACAGTAATTACTCGTTGAGCATTATCTCCATCAATGATTATGTTTGTTGATAAGTTAGATAGTGAAAAACTTTTATCGATAAGATAGTTATCACGTGATAATAATCCGTTCTCTCCATAGTAATATACAACTCCTACCGACACATATTTGAAGTTAGGATCTGTATTACTTATGGCAAGACGTATACGCTTACTTACACGTGCCGTACCATCATTGGTAACACCACTGGCATTATTTACTAAAGTGTTTCCGGCATGGATAAAGATAGGCCCTATCTCTTTTATAAACGGGGTAGCATTTAGCGACTGGTCCTCATAACGAATATATAGATAGTATGTTCCGGGTTTCATGTTTCCATAATCTTCTACACTATATACTACTTCCGGAACATTCGCTATGGTTGTCTGTTGAAAGAATACTTCCCTGGTAGGTGCTGTTGAATAGAATCGTTTGGTAGGAATACCATCTTTATCTATACCGGTATTGATGATTACGTTTGGATTAAGTCCATCGCATATATATAGGTCTACTGAACCATCATAGCTGTTCTTAGCGAATATATCTAATAGTTTTGAGGTAGTATATCCAAACAGAGAAGCAAGTACCTTAAACGGACTTAAAATCCCTAATTCAGTACGACTATTCAGAACAGGTGCCATAATATCTATCCATCCCGTAGCACTACATCCTTTTAAAGAATATAGACATAGATAGTTTATACCACCGATAGGACACAGAGTAAAAACATACATAACACTATCAAAGTAACAGGTACCAACAGGGACTTCATTAACAGCAAAATTCCAGATAGAGATTGTTCCCTTCTGGTCTGTTATCATAAGTCCACGTTCATCATTTGATACCATGGTACCATTTAGTAGATACGTATAACTATCCTGGGGAAACAGGGTATAATCTACACCACCCTTCATGCCACCCATGAAATTATTTATATGTTGCATAGTTAATCTATTGAAGAGGTTCTACCAAGTGCATTCTTATTCTGTATTGTATCATTCCGTCTGACAAACATAGCATATGCATCACTAACTAGATAGTTATGGATATCACGTATATCGTTATCTGTAATATCATCCCAGGAACGTGAAGCAGCTTCTATCTCCCAGTCCTTATCTCTTTGTATCTCCAACCATCTCCATTGTGCAATCTTAGGCGGTATACGAGTAGCATCTTCCTCATACATTTTATAGATACAATAGTAGTATGCTGCAGACTCATAACCCCTCTTTATAAATGGAAATCCATCTGCATCCATAGGAAGAGATGTATAGTCGATAAAGACCTTTTGAGGTACTTTAGAATCAGCGAAAAAGATATACTGTCCCTGATACGACAAATCTTCAATGAGTTTATAATCCTCATTAAAGACACCATCTAGTTTGAACATGTTATCCGGAAGAAGTACTTTTTTATCAGTAATAGAATAAGAGCCATCTGTATTCTTAGTACCAAGTTGGAACTTATGATGTATATCCTGTCCAACTGGATCCCGAAGATAATCTGTTACCAGTTCGCTACACCAACGCATACACTGTATTTTGTTTATCTCTGCCCCCTTAGAAGGAAAGGATGATATGAGTCGTGCATATGTCTCTGAGGCTGTAAAAAATTTATTATTCATAATTATTTTCCTCCTTTATTATAGTGATCGTAATTACCCATGACAATCTTTACATAGTCCTGTGTTTCCTTGAATGGTGGTATACCTTTATACTTAGATACATTACCCGGTCCGGCATTATATGCTGCAAGAGCCATAGACTTATCACCATTGTATTTCTTTATCAGATGGGACATATACATCGCTCCACCCATAAGATTCTGTTGTGGGTCATTAGGATCGATATCCTTACCCGTAAGTCTCTTAATCTCTTTGATAGTAATCGGTGTCAACTGCATAAGACCTACTGCACCGGCATTACTACGGGCATGAGGTTTAAACTGACTCTCCTGTTTTGTTACCCCGGCAATTAAGTTACTATCTACTCCTGATGCTTTGGAAGCATTCTGTATCATATCAGCATACTCTCCTGAATAGATACTGGGAGTATTACTTTGTGGTTGTGGAATGGCCGGCTTGTTGTTATCCATGGATTGTGAACTATAAGGTATAATGGCATCGGTACGTGATACTCCGGCAGAAGCATCTATGTAAGATTGGTTCTTAAGCATCTTAGCATTCTGTTGTTGAAGATATCCACCTATATTGGCATAATCCTCGTCATCAAATTTATCAGTATATAGTCGTTTCATTGTTCTAGTATTTATAACCGGTATCTTCAATATCCCGAATACGTTGTTTATAATGTTTACCTAATCCCCAAAAGGGTCTTTTATATCTTGTACTTCGTATCTTTTTATCATAGATACATTCTATGGTGGTATAGAACCCTTTATTCTTACTTCTCTTTTTATCCTGTGGAAATCCTTTATAGGATGTTGTCGAGGTCTTGGTACGTAACTGAATAACTCCTACATTCTTTATCTGAATACTGTTACCCTTAAAAAGTTCTTCAATGATAATGGATATCCAGGCGAAATATATCTTGAATCCCATTCCTTTAATAATACTACTTTTTGGATGAGTATCCACACTAAAGGTAATATGATTTAGTCTCTTTCTGAATATCGTCTCCAACAATGATATCTTACGTGTTCCAATAGCATTGTCTATATTGAGAATGTCATGGTAATCATACTCTTCTACCGTAATGGTAGGAACCTTTTTATTAACCCTCGATATCTTTGTCTTTACTTCCATTGTTGTTATCCTTCATGGGGTTAACGCCATCTCTGAACTGAGGAGCATAGTTTAATTTCATATCGATACCACAATATTCTTTCATGGCTTTTATCACATCAGGTGTATCATCCTCTCGTGTCTGAAACTGATAATCTACCTGATGAATATTATCACTACGAGTAAACCTATCTGTCTCAATAGCATTAGAAGCATCAATAACATAGATCTTACCATTGATAGTAATCTCAAAATCTTTATCTTCTCGTTTTGTATAGAGAATCCATGATACTCCAAAATAGAATACAATATCCGGGAATACAACTGTATCGGTTATAACTAAATACATAGTAGTATGATTTTATTGTTGTTGATCATCTTGTTGCTGATCCTGTTGTTGGCCTTTCATAACAGGAGCATTCTTTGTCTCATCCTGTCCATTATTCATAATGTCCACTGGCATACCTAACTTCTGTGCAATATGTTGAAACGTGATTATTTCCAATTGTCGCAGATTAGCATTATCAATTGGATAGACGGATGTTTCAAATACATATCCGGATACTTTGTCAGGAGACGCAAATATAGCCCGTATAAGCCACTTTGTTTGTACTCCGGCATTACGTATCAATATACGGTTAGATATGTTCGTATAGGCAGGCTGTGAGTTCCCAAAGCGGTGATGTTGATAGGCAATGAATTCTTCAAGTTCTACATAATGAATATCCGTCATAGAATAATCTGCTGTACCCACATACTGTATATTCTTTTTCCCAGAACTTCCTAATATCATTTCAGGAAGAACAATACTTTGACAGACAAGTTTTATAACACTATTATCGGCAACAGTATTATCTACCGAGAGACATGTTATTTCCTGATAGAATGGTGTAAGACTTTCTCCACTAACATATATCTTTCGTAACAAAGCAGCTCGTGATTGGTTGATAATGTCTATAAGCCATGAATCCAGCAAAACTACGTCATCATTAATGTGTGGTTTTAACTGAATCTTTAGACTCTCAACGATACGTTCCAGAGTTATCATATAATAATTTTTTAGAATGAATAATAAAGGGTGAGTAGATTTAGTCCACCCACCCCATTATTTACATGAACGTATCTGATTAATTAGTCACATTACCAGCATCCAGTAATAGGATTAAATAATCTTTGATAGTCTTAGCCTTTACAGCAACTACATCAGCCATAGAAGCTGCATTAGTACCTGCATCGGTAGCAGTGGCAAATTCAACACCTGCAATAGCCGTAGTCGGTACATAGATATTGATTACCTGATCACGCGTTGTACTTGCCGAAGCGGATACATTTTCATATCCCAACGTCTTTTGAACGATAGAAATACAAGCATAAGGTACACCAGCAGTAGGAACAATAACACGTTGACCAGCCTGATCCGGATGTGGAGCAAACAAACGAAAGATATCATCATCCGTATAGGTAGCTTTCTTATAAGGAGTAGTAAGAACCTGAGTAAATGCATCCTCAAATGTATGTACTGTAAATAAGATTCCTACTTTACTTGCTTCCAATACTAATTTCTGTGCAACGTTAGTACCAACAACAACAGCACCGGTAAGAACTGCATTTGAAGTACGAGGTACATCAAGAGCAATGGTAGCGATAAGACCGTTGATGATAGTATCCTTATCAGCATCCAATAGTGTCCCTGCAACGATAGTAGTAAATGTAGTCATCTTATAGGAATAGGTATGTGCTACTGGGAACTGATCATTACCAAAACCGGTATACAAAGGTTGATGAGTAACCTCAACATCAAAGACAACAGATTTCTCTCCATTCCATAAGAAGTTAGGAGTAAGTGTGATTTTTTCTTTTTGTCCTGCCTGGCCAGTCTTAATAACTGCTGTTTGTCCTGCATTCTCTGGGATATCAATACCCAGGTTTTTAAAGGTAAGATGTTTCAGTCCCTTTGAATCAAAGTAGAAACCAGCATCAAGACCTGTCAAAGAATTTAAAAGGTAGTCCTGTGGACCACGAACTAAGTTTGACATAATTTAGTATGTATTATTGATTTGTATTTTTATGTTTTAAATCTGCATTGAATGTTTGACTACGTACATCCTGATTTCTTTCAAGATACATACGAGCGGCTGCATTGATAATTTCTACAGTAACTTCGTTTCCAAACACACAGGACAGATCATCTTTTATTACCATCGTCTCATCTACACGAGTGGGATGGGAATAATAATCTAAGTAAATTTTTACTGAAGTCATAAGAGGTGGGACATACACCACGATATATGTCTTTTCACTTATGATATCGAACTTATAATAGACTTGCTTCTGATTAGGTCGACTGTATACTCCTGAAAGGACATCTGTTTCTTCCACGCTCTTTAATAAAGAACATTTAGCATTCCATGAACCATTCAGAAGTATAGCAATACGTTTTACGCGTCTACATTCTGCAGGACGTTCAAACTGATAACAAAGATACTGGGTATCGGTAGAGAGAGTCATAACTGTCCCCTTAACCGATTTGATAAGAGGTATTAAATCATCTGTGACTTTCTTATTAAGTTCAATCACGGCTAATTTATTGGTAATAACTTCTTCCTGTGCCTGGTTGAATACCAATGCAAATTCAGCAGGTAATACCGTCCCTACTCTATGCTTGCCTACTATAGCAAGAAAATCCTTGTAGATTGTTTTGAACGTCATCATATTATTTTATTACACCTTCAATTTTGTTTAACTGATCTTTAAGTGGTGCATAGATAGCATCATTCTTATCATTATACACAAAAGCCGCTGCCTCTGCTTCATTTGCTCCCAGGGTAATACTACCATGCATGATGTAACCCGTTGCTGTTGCCTTTTTCAAAAGATCATATGAGATAAGTTTCTTAATGAATACTATCTTCGCATTGGTATCTGAATTGGCAAAGTATGCAATTACCTCTTTTGGATTGGACTCACAGCGTGCATATAGAGCGGCCTCGGCCCTACTTGAAGTCATGTTGGTAGCATTCTCCCCAAAGAAGAACAACATGTCCACCATGTCCTTTAAAGTAGCTAATTCCTCTACTAAGTTACCAGCTTTTCTTTTTAATTTAGCATCGCTGACATCGCGCTTAGAATCTTCTTCCAAATTTTCCATATAGAACAAATGTGTACCCTGATCAATATCTTTCTTTGAAGCAGCTATTTCTGGTAGTGATAAAAAGAATTTATATTTCACAGAATCAATGGTAGGAATAAGTACATCACCTTTGTATGTTAATACTAATGGATCATTATTCCGTATCATATAATTCTCATTAGGGTCTATGATAAGTGGTTGTTTATCCAACTCAGCTTTACTTAGATTCTCCTGTCCTGTAATATACTTTTTAAGGGTATCGTTCCAGGGAGCAGCGCTCATAAACGGCTTAACTTTGTATTTCTTAGAGATAGCAAATATCTTAATATTGACGGTTGTTATCTCTGGTTCTTTGGTTGCCATAACTTGTTTTATTTATTATAAATGATTACTTAAAATGCTACTGGTTTATACAGTTCAGCAATACCATTGACATCCATCAATGCAGCTCCTGTTTCCCACAATATGTGGTGATGTTTACCATCAACTGAGTTAGCCATATCGCCACCCTTATTGATACCATTCACTTCACCTTCTTTCCATCCACGGGATCCCAGTGCCAACAATTCAATTGCCGGTTGATTGATAGAGATATCACCTAACGATAAGAAGATAGCGTTATGAGAAGTATTACGTGTTCCATCAGGTCCGTAAGTAGTTGGACGCATTGGAGAGTCCATCCAAGGAATTACAGTAGGAATGATCTTTACACCACCAAATTCATAGTACGAATAATCAAGATTGATACCTTTGGTACCACCTGTTCCTTCTACTGTATGAGGTTCAATACCTGCTTCTTTTTTCATGATACGGGCAAAGTCTTTATACCACTGCATACCACAGGCAACAGCAACTTCTGTTCCCCATGCAGAAGAATAAATAGAGATATTTTCCATGATATTGTCGATAGTACGAGTACTAAGGATATTATAAGGAAGTCTCCATGCACCATCACCCTGGTTCAATATACCATCACCGGCCATAACTTCAAATCCTTCTACAGTCTTCATGATGACTTTATCATCAGGAGTAACGGTAGAACGACCAAATAAGATCTGACGTTCACGATACATGGCAGCACGTTGAAGCATTTCAATCTGAGCCATATCAGTCCACATAGTAACACCATTATGTTCTACCCATACCGCATTTGGTTTGAATTCATTAGCAGTACCAGAGATAGACCATTTCAGACGTTGGATAGTCATATGGGTATAGGCTGATTCATTGAAAGTATATTTTTCGTATGCTGTCTCTGACATTTCCTCAAACTGAGTATGAGAGATACCAACTTCCATACCAATAGCAAGTAAAGCAGGATTTACATAGTCAGATGATACATTCGTATTGATCTTAGCACGATATTTAAACTGACCACCATTAACCTCTACTGGTAATTGAGAATCAGCAAGGAAGATGTAAGTTTGGTTATCGGCCAATTCTAATACATCACGAGGTGAAAACCAGTTCGTGTCAAGGGTAATATCAATCCATGATTGGTTCTTTCCCGGAGTAGTTGGATAGGCATCACATACAGTAGCTGCCATGATACGTCCTTTACGATCCGGATAACCTTTTACCTGCCACATAACTTTGCGGTTACCTACCACACGGTATTTACTGGATGCAGGGTCTTTAATATCATACGCTTTCGAAATCATATTACGTTGAGCCAACAGTGATGTAAAGGCCGTAATATTTTTATCAAACAAAGTTGGAACGAATGGCAACATTTCCGGATTCGATATCATGTACTTAGACATGTGTTTCGAGGTAGGAGTTTCATTCGCAAATTCTTTCGGGAAACCTGGTAAGATTCTCATTGTGTAAATTATTATTTATACGTTTATTTTTTAGAACCTCTGTCCGGTTGTGACAGTAACATACGTTCCTGTTCAGCATCCATGGTTAGTGATTCTATTCTTCGTGATCCACCGAAAGAAGGAGTAAGTTTTAATTTCTTAAAGATATCCTCTTTGGTTGATTCCCGTCCCTTGGTGATAAGTTCGACCATCTTATCTTCCCCACTCTTGGCTAATAGAAAAGCTGCTTTATATAACATCACATCGTCTGACAACATGATATCTATTCCACGTATTCCTGTTGTTTTGTCAGGGGTAAGCAAAGTCTTGAATTCATCCAACCATATAGCATGGTCCTCCTGACTGACAGGGATTCCAAAAATGGTGTCTACATTCGTTACTTTTGTTTTTATATCAGCAATCCACTTTTCGTTATCGGCAAGTGTCTTGGTATAATTTTCTTCATACTGTGCTGACTTCTGATTATTAAAATCATCCATGAGCTTTTTATTGTAAGCATCAACACGAGACTGTATCTCTAAAGCAAGTTCCTGTTTACCTATTTTACTAAGTTTAGAAATTTCTTCATTGATATCATCTTCTGTCAATCCATCCGGATTTGTTGTTTCATCATAAGTACCATAACGTGCTCTAAAATCAAATGCTATTTTTTGATCAGTAGTCATCTTCTTTAAATCCACATAATCAGATGATACAGTATCTACCAAATCATTGATGGTAAGATTTGGATTGTTGGCGGCCATCTCCTGTATCTGTTTTGCCAGAGGATGTAATGTCGGTTGATTATCAAAACCAAATTTCTTTGCTACCTGTGCTTTAAGTAAATCCTGTTCTGTTTCCTTGGTTACTTCAGGCATAACAAAACCTTCATCCGATTTAAATGCATCCCATATAGGATTCGGTGTGAAGGTATCATCTGTTTGAGTAGTCGGTTTTGCTGCTTCTGTGGCTGCTGGTTCAACTTTATCTGCTTCGGTAGGTGTTTGTACAGGTTCGTCTTTATACGTTCCCTCAGGGGCAGCTAAACGCATAGATTCGGTAATAGTTACATCACCTGTTCCACCACCAAATTCTCCGGCTTCTTCTTGTAAATTATATTTATATACCCACATAATTAAAATTCTTTATTGGTTCCGTAACAATCACTGGAAAACAGATGTACTGCAGTAGCACATTTAATAACTAAGTTTGGTGCCCTACCAGCAATTGATGGATTGACATATACTACATCACCAACTTCATATTCTGTTGTTCCTGTTTCCATGACAACACCTAAAAATGGATATACTCCCAGGAATGTTTCCAATGGAAGTACTGTTTCATTACCAATCTTAATCATACTTTTACGTTGAGGAACATCTACCGCACATATTAGTAATGAATCCTTACGACACTTGAATCCTGTCTTACCAGGTTCACATACTTCCAACAATGATGGATACTTGTACTGACTTGAAGTGTTCACTTTCTTGTTCTCTGATTGAATTTTTTCAATCTTTTCTTGATAGTCTTTTAAAAACATAAACGTTTAGTTTTTAGTGGTTAATAATTATGCTACAAATATATGAATATTTTAATTTATATCAGTATAATTTTGTAAATGTTTTATGATTTGAGATTTACCTTATTTCTCATATTACTCTCATGATCAATATGTGTCTTCCTTACATTATGGATATCATCCTGTTGAAGTTGCATCTGATTCATAATAGCATTGATTTTAAGTTCAAAACCTTTCATCATCTCATTGACTCTGTTGGCACGTGCTTCTTCCTGTAGGTATCCTGATTCAAGTTCGTTCTGTGAACCTACCTTCATACTTTCAAGTTGTGTCTTGGCTTGCAGTTCACGTTCTTTATACTGAGATTCCCATTGGAACTTCTGTGTGTCAAGTTGCAGTTGTGCTTGTTGAATCTGTACACTAGCCTGTTGAAGTTGATCAGCCTGTTGACGAAGTTGTCCATCTATCTGACCTTTCAGTTGTGCCGTCTGTTGATCACCTTGTGCCTTCTGATCCTGTAGTTCCATGGCATTATTCTGACGAATACCTTCAGCTTCTTTAGCAAAGTGCATAAGAGACTGTTCCATCTCGATAAGGTCATCAATCTTAAAGAGTGATACTAGTGATGCAATAGGAAGTTCCATGCGTGACCATGACTGTATGGCTACCTGTCTGAGGTCTTCCAACTGTGAATCTTCTTTTATATTATTAGTTGAATATAAACGGAAATCAGCACCACTTAAGAATGAATGAGGAATCTGTATAAGTACTTCTTCCAAATCTTTATTCATATAATTAATAACCTTACCTTTCTCCCATACAAACTGTATCTTAAGATTCAGATATTGTTCAATAGCCTTTTGGAATATCTTATCGTTTTCAGCAAACTGTATCTCTGTGATAAGTGCTGACTGTTCGTTAGACATCTTTACGTTCTGTACTGGATCCTTTGATACAAACTGTCCTTCTGATGACGGTGTGATACCAATGATCTTACTCATTAATGCATCAATACCATTGAGGATAACATCAAACCATTGTATAGAGTCATTCAATCCATCATCAAAGTTCTGAAACTGATTAAAGGTAGCCGGTACTTTACGACCTTTCTTCATCGTTTCTATCCACATGGTACCCAGTCTACGATAATACATCCATTTACCTGTACTCATTGTCTCCGGCTTCTGACTCTTATCCATAATCATTCCCTTAACACCACTCATGGCAATGGTAAGTTCTTTCTTATAGTTTACAATATCATAAAGCTCTATAAGCTCACGTAAGCGATAAATCATGCTGTATGGTTTATCTGATGCTGCATTGAATGATCGTGCCACCAGTGGAAGCGTAGGAAGTCCTGGCATGTCTTTAGGACGAAATACATTATCCTGTTTACCCATATTGATACATACAATGTTTCCAAGGATAATACAGTGATAACAATCATAGATGACAGCGCGGTGACGGATCTCATCCTTTTTAATCTTTGATTCTTTATCAACAAGATTATAAAATGATTCTCCCTCTCTGTGTTTGTTTGGAGACTGTTTATAGAATATCTCACGAGGTGCCAAAAACCAGACACGTTGTACCGGTATCTGGTCATGAATAGAATGAAGTGAATCACCTGAATCAAAGTAAGCACCATTTCCTACATAGTTCTTAAGAGTGTTATAATCTCCTCCGGTATAAGCTGCAAGAATGTTATTCTCTGTATCAGTAAGTTCAAACTCAGATGCAGCCTGGCTCATAGTCATATGTTCCTCGGTCATACACCACTCTCCATTGTTTGTCCATTTATTATTACCACCACGGGAGAAGTAAGCTGTATAGGCATCAATCTGTTTAAGAATGACATCTTCCTTACGGGGATCATAATAAGTAATATATGTTGGTTTACCAGTAACTATCTTTTCCTTTAGTCCTACATTCCAGTGTTCGTTAAGATCTTCTGTCTGTATGGCCGATTTAAGGGATGCATTAGCAATGACCTGCATAATTTCCTGATCAGTATGTTCAAGATAGTAATCAATCTTATCCTGTAACTCCTGACCATTTAGTTTCTCTCTCGATAGGGCACGTATCATTTTACCATATTCCAGTTGTATCATTGGCATATTAGTCTTTAACTGTTCCAACTGTGCTGCTTGTTGTTCGTTCTGTGGTTGTGCTGCCACCTGGTCCTGCAAGTCTTTAAGTTTATCCTGTACTTGTTGAATCTGTGAATCCATCATGACAGATCGTTCTTCATACATGACCTTAACAGAATCAAGATATGCCTTTACATGGTTCTCTGCCTTGGCTTTTAAGGAACGTTCATCCATGGCAATAGCCTTGAACCGAAAGGTACGTCTGGCTTGCTTAGACTCGAGTAGATTCAGTTTGCCACGTACCAGTTCATTACCTATATTACGAAACTTAGCCGGATAGGTAAATCCTTCTACTTCGGTAAGATATTTGAATTTGTTATTATTAGATCTATTATGATATATATCCCAGCATAATGCATCTTTCTTTATCTCTTCAGTAAACTGAGATGCTGCTGACATAATAATATCGCGGGCCTTTTCTTTTACCCATAAATCATTTTTTCCTTCTTCTGATATAAACTGTTTTGGTAGTATCATAGTATTATTTTTTAGACTGTTGTTCCATATTCAATTTGATTATTATTCTCTCTATAACCTCCGAAATCATCTTCTTCCTCATCGCCTTCTGAATATACTTCTATATCTTCATCTTCGATAAGACTAACAATATTCAGTGCTGTTGAGATAGTGATATCACAGTTATATCCTTTCTGACGTTTAAACTTACCCCATGCTTCCAGGATAGCTAAATCATATGTCTCTTCAATGAGTCGATAGTCATCACGTTTCATTTCATCACGTAATATATTTAATGCTGATGGTACAAAGGATTGTTCAACTCCATAACGTTGATTAGCTTTACCATCCTGTATATGTTGACCTATAACCATACTTGGTCGTTCTTTAAGTAAGAATTCATAACCTTTACGTTTATAATAGTCAAAGATAAGTACATTAGAATACTCGATTGTGTTTAATGCTTCACCATAGTACATACATAGTTTGATACTATCTTCATAGAATTGATACGCTCCACCATCTTCTTCTGATGGACGTTCTGTAACACGGGCTACGAAATGTCTACGTGTATGGTTTATATCAAGTGTACCTTTAAAGATAGTACAACTACCCTGTGAGAATGAAGTATTACTCTCATCCTTATCATAACTATCGGTAGCGGCATTATATAGATTTATCCATACCTTACCATTGGCATCACAGTCTGGGCGTTGGGTAATAAAGAACTGTCCTTCCTCATCAGGAATACATTCAACACCCTTTCCCCAGTCTTTAGAGTCATACCATTCAAGACGTGCCTGGAAAGTGATCTGTTGTTCTTTCTCAATAAGTATCTGACGTTTCTTATCATTGATCTTCATAAGGGCTGTCTCACCAAAGAATCCACCACTGGTCATCATAAACATCTGTGATAGATAAAATGGACGTTGTGATACATCGATATGTCGTGCTGTAGAAGTTAATTGAGCCCACTCATCCATGATATAAGCCTTACTTTCCTCTATCATAGAGTTACCATCTTCGTCAATAATTTGAAACTCGTAGGATGGAACAAATGCTGCTACTTTACCAGTAACAGATATTGAATTTTCTTCCCATATATTCTCAAATTCCAACAGATTATAATTACCCGGATGGTATGCCATCTTCTCCACATCAGCTACCGACTCATCAAGACTTCCAGAGGTACCAATGAAAATCTGATAACCGGTCTTTACACCTTCTGCCTTTAGGGATGGAGCAACATAACGGGATGTCTCAATCAGTGTACCTTTCTTCCATTTACCTATTTCTTCATAGAGTACCATAAAAGGTGTTAGACGTGATACTGCTTGTGTATTGTCCATGGCAGTGATCGCATAGACTTCAGAACCATATCCCTTCCATAGCATTCTCTTCTCACCTGTCTCCTCATTAATCCATTCTTCCTTGTAAGATGCCTTGATATAATCAGCACGATCGGGAGAACGTCTTTTATAGAATTCTGATTCACCAAGGTTATTAAGACCACGGATAACATTTTCCATGGTATGTTCCGCATACTGTCCCATACCAGCTACTACCACACTCTGGGATCCTGCTATAAAGATAAAATTATATCCCAGGTTAGATGCAGAAAATTCCGAGAACCCTTTTTGTCTGGATTTCGGAAACATTAGATCTTTTGCATTCATGAACATCATCTCAATGCACATGGCCTTAAAATAGTCAAGAGATGTGAACTTCGGGTTACGATTACCCTTTCTATCCACACCATCGAGTTTAGCATATATAATCCAAAAGTTTAGATAGAAATAAAGTCGTCCGGGTATCCATATTGAATGACCTCTCCTTGTCGCCTTAGGAACTATATAACCCATGATACAACGTTGGTACTGTTCTATCCACCATGCATCATATTCAGGACTATCACGATCAGGAAGTGCTTCCTGTGGATTATAGATTACAGGAGAGAAACGTTTAGTATTTGTAAAGTCTCTAGTAAGACACATGGTATCATAATCCGGAACAAGTAATTTGTCTGAATCAAGAATATCGGGAAGATATGTAAGTTTAATCTCTGCCATAAAATATTTATTTCATTGCAATAATTTTTGCTGATAATCGATCCTTATTTTGTTGTTCGGTAAGATTATATTCTATCTGATCCCTAGCATTGACGACACTAGATTTGTTATACCTAAAATTAATCAATTTATCTCCTTTGTCTGTTTTTCCTAATTTACCATTTGGATATTGTAATTGGGTTTGTTTTCCAGAAATATTATCAAAATAGGATTGTGGTATCTGATCAATAGGAATATCTAATCCATTACGATTACGCATATCACGTGTAGTATTATATAATTCCTGGTTGATATCCTGTTGGGTACTTCCCGGAAGAACATTTATCTTTCCTGTATAGATAGGAAGTTCGTTATTTAGTAAACTCTCACGAGGTACTTTAATAGGATATGGAGTAGGAACAGGAATGATAGAAGGAACATTTCCATTTTCTTTATCAATGATATTCTTTATATAGTTATGTACTGGTCCAACAATCTTGTCAGATGTCTCTTTAAGAAATGAATTGGCATCACTAACATAATCCACACCCTGACCATTAAGATCGGATAATGCTTTATTCAATTGAACAGGATCCTGTAGTATTCTGTCTACTGTTGTTCTGAATTGATTCGTATACTGGTTATCCTTGATACCCCAGAATGGTTTATTGATTATTGGCATGATAGTTTATTTTAATGATTAAAGGGGAACCGAAGTCCCCCTATTTAAAATCTATGATTAACACCCTTTTCCACCACCTTTTTTGGTAGGTTTTTTTACTTTACTTTTCATGATAAGTAATTTTTATTGTGAATACTAAAACTATTTACGAATTAAAAACATAACTACTGCACCGGTCCCAGCACTGATATAATTACCAACCTTATTCCATAGAGTAGGTTTTAATTTCTGAGAGTTCTTGATAAGTAATACTATATCCGTACTGTCACTTTTATGTATGGCATCCTTACGAATTATCTGTCCATCCTTTATAGTAATAATATCTTTCTGATTTGTTACTATTACTTTCAGGTCAAGTATCGATTTACCCATGCTGTCTGTTACTGCCAGGCATTTCTGTATGATAGGTTCACAAGGAGACTCATGAGTGATAGGATTATTGTTTGCAGTATCTTTTCTATTCTTTATTATTTCCTTGTTTAAATCGTTTCTAAGCGACTTAATATCCTTATCCCTCTTATCTACCGCAACAGTCTTATCGGTGTCAACAGAGTCTTTAAAATCAATCATGCGTGTCTCATATACCTTAGCAGTAGAATCAACTTTATGATTTATCAACTGATTAGACTTTACCTTTGTAATTAATTCTTCTGATTGTTTTTGCGTACAACTCTGAAATGAATTACTGAATATGATAATCAGTGCAAGTATGCCGGCAATGACATAGATAAGATATTTTTTGATAAAGGTTAGTAGTAGTGTCATACTTGTTTCGTCCCTCCTGTTACATTTGAATCTTTAGCAAAGATACTTGCCATAGACCCTAAAAAGATTGCAATAACTCCTAATGTCTGTCCTAATTCAGTAAGACTAATAACTTTTAAATATACCATTACCAATCCACCGGCTAATACTGATAACCCAACAATTCCTATTAAGGTTGTTTTCCATGATCTTACATTTGCTTTCATAAATAATTATTTTAATGATTAGACTTCAAATTCTTTAAGTATTGAAACTGTCAATGGCTTTTTATTCATATAGGTAAGCCATGTATTGAATTGTTTTTTTACATTTCTTACTAAACATGCAACAGACCAATTATCAATTTGTATTGAGTCATCTCCTGCACTATGACAATTAGCACCAATTATATCATTGTATTCTTTTCCAGTCTCATCACATTTATGATCTCTATCAGCATCACGAAAATATGGATAACCTTTTACTTGTACATAAGCAGGTTTTCCTTTATGTAGACCTGGCATGTGACTGTCATATACAATTGTATCTGATTTAAGTACTGCACAACCAAGTCTATTATACTCTTCAAAATGTTCTAATCCATATTCACCAGCATTTGATGTTCCACTATTTACCATGATAAATATCGGATAGTCATTCTGGTCTTTACATTCTGAACAGTCAAATGAATACACTTTATCATCAAATTGATTAAAGGCATCCTCTGAACTTCGAATCCAAACATCTAACCTATATTTAGGCCATCCTTTGAACTCAACTAAACTCTTTACTCTATCGAGTATTTGTTTGTCTGTATATGATCTTACATTATTCATTTTGCGTTATTTAATATTGTTCTTGTTGCATTACTTAATTGAGTTGTAAATACATCAAATTTATCGAATAATTTACCATGATCTTCTCTATTATTTTTTTGACCATCCATCATTAAAGATTCAAGTTTATTAAAAGATTTTTCGTTTCCATCCTTATGTTCAATTAAATCTTTTTTTATAGATATAATATCTTTTTCATGTTCAACGATTTTAATATTAAAATTAGTCAAGTTTTCAACTAACTTTTTAAGTTCGGATATTTGATTTTTTTGAGTCTCATCATCTTTGGAAAGACCTTCAATACGTACATTGAGAACATTCCAAATTTTAATTAAACCACCTAATAATACTATAGCTCCTATTATCTCCGACCATGTTAATCCTATTCCTAACATAATTTTAATTTTTCACTCTCTTAATAAGAAAGTAGTTAAATTCTATTTATACTGTTTTCAATATTTCCCATTCTTTAAATGAAGTAAACTCAGGACCGGTAGCATCTGATGGAAAGTCTTTCTTCAGAACAGTAGTAAACTTATACTTTTTGGTAACTTCCGTATCGAGTAAAGTTTTCAAGTCATCAATGTTTTTGGTATGTGTCTTAAATAATTCACTATACTTCCCTTTAAGAATAGTTATTTCATTTATGTAAAGATCGTACTTAGGGTTTGATTCCCCTTTCTCGTTCGTTTTAAGAGGATATTCATACCCCTGTGGACTAATTGTACCATAACGTGAAATAACATCCTCAAACTCCTTATTATAGGCATCAAGTTCTTTATTGATGGTTTCTGACATCCCAATGATTCGTAGACATTCAGACTCGATAAGTTTACAGTTATCAAATACGATAAGTTTGAAATCTACATCTCCCTTTGGATTGTTGATAATAGATTTACCTGAATTGAAAAGATTTACTAATTGTATAGTTTTCATAAGTTTATTTTATTATTCGACAATAATGCCGTCTTTAAATTTATCGAGAGTAAGTAAATAATTCTGTGCATTCAATAGAGTATCTCCTGAAGTAAAATACTGTGAGAATAACAATACAGGTTCTATGGCAGGAGTAACAACATTTCCTGGATTTATAAACCCTGGTTGAGTATTATTATCACTGACATAGAAACTATCGGTCAACATTGGATTCTGTCCGGATTCTTTCGTTGCCTTGTTTAGATACGTTTTTACGACCATATTAGCTGTTTTACGCTCATAGTCTAAATTAATACTTGTTATTACTGCATAGGCAGGTTTCCCTATTGCTCCGTTTTGAAAATCAATTAATTTTGTAATTGCCATGATATTTGTTTTTAAATTGTTGTTTTTATATTTAATCTTTTATTAATCTAACTGAGAAACCCATGCTTTCTGAATTTAATAAAATCTCTGAAACTAGATTATTGCCTAATTGTAATGCATATGCTTGACTACCATTAACAGTTTTAGTCCACATAGCAAAAGCAGCATAGCCTGAATTAGCCACTGTTCCTCCAAAATAATATCCTGGTGTTACATAAAAGCCTGAATCTAAAGCATTAAATCCACTTGAATTAGACCCACCATTGTTTACTGAACCTCTTAATGCTGCACTAGCTGATGAACTTCCACCTAAAGTATTGATCAAAGTCTCAACTTCTGTTTTAGAAGGTACATGCCAACCTATAGGTGCAAAGTTAGTCTGATTTACAGCATAGAAATTATATAACCTACCTAATTTACGACCTGCCGTAGCTTCATAATTAACATTATCTAGCCATGTGAATGATGGATAAGCTAACCAATCTTGATTAGGAGTTCCATGTAATACATATAATGAACCATCATTGTATCTATAAGCTTTGAAATTAGTCGTTGTCCATATTTGATTTCCAATTTTTACAGTATCATAAACATTTCCATCAATATCAGTGACTGTTATTTTGTTTTGGTAATTTCTAAAATTGAGTAAACTATTCCTACTTCCTACATATGTAGAATCAAATGTGCCAGTAGCATCAGCAAAACATTGAACTAAGTTCATGCCTGCTGAATGACTACCATAAATTTCATTACATACATCCCAAAATGAAAAAGTATTTGTATTAGGAACGGCCATATTTATCCTCCATACCTTTAAGTCTATATTCTAACTCGGCTACTTTTCGCACTAACATGTCGGTATAATGGACTCCATACATGTCTTTTTCATTTCCTGATACTAATTCGGGATTATTTTGTAAAAGGTCTTGAGCTATTACTCCATATCTTTTTTTACCTGGATTAGAAATTAATTCATATTCGTAATATTTCAAATCAATATGTTCTACAGATATTGGTTTAATGTTTGTTTTAAGTCCAATATCAGATGACAATATGAAGTTACTTGCTGTTATAGTATTAGTTCCAAGAAGAACGCTAGTTGTAGCTCCGGTATATGGTATATAATTATTAGTATCAAAACTTACAGTAGTTCCACTCATTTTTAGGAATCCAGTGCCTATCATTGCACTTATACTAGTACCATCACCTTTCAGTAGGCCTGTTATGCTTGTTTTGATAGATAATGAGGGGTTAACTCCGCCACTCGAACCACCATAAAAACCATTAGCATTATCAACTCCAACGGATACCACAGATCCACCCCCACCACCAGATGGTATAGTTTGAGTTGATAGGACCCCTAAACTATCAGCAACAACCATCCTAGTGCCAGTACCAGATAAATTGGTAGATTTAATAGATCCATTAAAAAATACAGTACCATTAACAGAAAATGTATTATTAAATACAATAGACGAATTATGATCATACCCAATAGCGACATTACCACTATCCCATAATGTCATTATCTCATTTGGATTATTATTATTATTCCAGCCTCCAACATAGAAATTAAGTGTGTTTCTTTGAAATGAATTATAACTCGATGGTTTAATTCTTGCTATTGCTGAGTTTTGGAAACCGCCATCAACAGCCATATTAAAAGTTAAGGAAGATCCTGCATTTGCACCCCCTGTCATTGCTGTAGAATAAATGTTACCATCGTGATTGTAGTCTCCCAATGATAGTTGATTAACTCCTTTAATATCCAATATTGGAAGTATGAGCCCTGCATCTGAAATATATACGTGCCTATTTGGCTGAGCTGATGGTGATGTAGTATTTTGACCCCCCATAAATGATAGGCTGATCTTAGAGGATGAAGATGTTGGGGATGTATCCGTTACATATGCAAACATTGCAGCAGGAGTCATATTCGTGCCTGCACTATTTTTACATATATAGGCATAATGTCCTATCTGCATATCATTAACTGGAGTTGACTCATTTATTAATACCGCAGTAGCTCCTGCGGGGATATATGAATGAACTCTAATTTGACCATTGTTTGTTGTCTCGTAAATAAGTCTATTAAGACTATCATATTGACTAATACCAATGTTAAAGTCATCGTAGTTATTAGTTGTAATTGATAGTGATTTTGAACTAATAGATCCATTAAACAACCCACTTCCATTCACCGCCAACTTATTATTAGTTATTTCAGTTCCTGTAGTATATCCTATTCCAACATTGCCAACATTTGGATTAATTGATATATTTGAGTAGGCAACTCCAAAATTAACAGCTTCTAAAAAACCAAAATTATTGACACTATCATAACCAAGCATTAATCTTTTTAAACCATCAAAACTACCTAATTGTATCTGTCCTGTTGTGGATGGTGAATATTGTAAATCTCTCTTAATAAGAATACTATCACCATTAAAACTTATCGGACTATCAACCAACACCCCACTACTTTTCATAGGGACGTATCCTGTTGTTAGGTTGGTTGGGGTAACGCTCCCAAATCTACCTATTCCATCAACCCACACACTACCACTTTGAGCGGATGATGGATTGTTTTGGATATAATTTGCAGTGGTGAAATTGCTGGAGTCTAATATGGTTTTCCAAGTAGAGAATGCACTTCCACCTGTAGATGTTCTAAAGTATAAATTGCTATTTACTCTATCATTTGTAAGTAATTCAAATCCACCTGTATTATTTACACCAACATATGGAACTCTAAGCATTATATTTATATCGGTACTTAATGCTGGTAATTTTGAATTGTCGGTTCTTAATACAGTATAAAACCCTGCTTTTAATCCGTCATTAAGATTTGTTTCATTTATACCTATTGAGCCTGAAGCATTTTCTCCATAAATAATTCTACTATAATCAATTCCATTAAGATATTGAGCATTCAAATTACCAACTAAATTGGTATTATTCATACTCCCACCATTCAATCCTAAATACTTAGAATCTAAAGATACTCCTGCAATAGTTGGGGTGTTGGAGAAATTGGCTATGCCTGATGGATTAATAGTTATAACATCATTATTTGTGATAGCACTATATAGCGAAAATGATTCAGAGCCAACAGAGCGTTGTCCAAGATAGTATTTACCAACTCCGCCTGTACTCCATTTAAACATATGTTCAGTAGTAATTACATCTCTATTAAGTTCGTGATAAGTATTAGCACCTAAATTAGCTCTATTTAAAACTAAAAGCCCATTAACATCAATATCACTCCCCCATAATTTACCCAATCTTGCACCACTTGACCCTATTGTTTGTGGGGTGGATTGATCTAATGTAATATATAACCCCAAATTTGGTCTACCTAATAAATCTGTATAATAACCTGTCTTAGCTATCTTATGTAGATTAATAGTGCTACTAAACGATTCAGATGGATCAGGGTCCTGCATTTCAGTATGAAGAGTATTTAAATATCCTATTGAATTAGATGTTATGTAGGAATTGTTATCGTATGAAACAACTTTATTATTCATCCTAACTA